GGTAGACAGCGTAGGAACCCTCCTCCTCAGTATCCAGCTCACCATCATCTTCACCCAGCCCGTCTTCGTCGCCCTCTTCGTCCGTATCATCTTCTCCTTCTACGAGCCCATCTACTTCGCCATCATCGTCTCCTTCCACGAGCCCCTCAACATCTCCATCAACATCTCCTTCAAGCAGCCCTTCCTCAAGCCCCTCGCCATCGTCTTCACCCTCCTCGTCACCCTCTGCATCCGTTCCCCCTACCAATGCGGTCGCATACTATGACGGTGCTGACTGGCAAATCGGGGAAATGAAGGTCCGTAGAGGTACAGCATGGGAAGACGTCCAAACGCACGCATAACTACGGTAGACACAGAAACATGACCCCCCCGAAAGCAACAATCTTCATACTCGGCACCTCCGCGCTCACGTTCCTCTCACCAGGGCTCTACGGTATGTTGGGTGGGGCGGGGTTCTACGTCAACGAAATCTCACAGAATCCTTCGTTGTTTAAAATAACAAACATGCTTGTGTATTGTTTCCTCGGCTTTATTGCGGGATTTATTGTGCATGACTTGTCTACACAAGTGCTCGGAGTCTCATACCCCGGATTACTCATCGCCTCGGGATTTTCAGTTCGCAAACTTGCAGAGATAGCAGATCGTTATGTTTCATACACAGTCATAAAAAAATAGCATGTTGTCTCCCACAGATATATCAATAGACATTCTGGTGATGTGCATATACTGGATTGCGGCGTACCGCGCGGGGCTCTCCCTTGCATACAATCATTTACCGTTTCGCCATAAAATATACCTCATACTCTTTTTGCTTATCTCGGGGCTGTATACCTTCCAGACATACTACCAACTCGTGCATGACTCTATTGCGCCAGTGCCCGTGTGGGATGCAATCAATGGCATCAATGTCCTCGTTGCTTTTATTTTGACAGGGGCAACGTACAGCAATATAAACAAAACTAAAGATTATGAAACCGCAACTTGAACGCCTCCAAGCAATCCTCAAAGGAATAAAGAACACCCTCCTGCTCCGCTCCCGCGCACAAATTCAGACCATGCAGCCGGAAGTACAGCGCCTCGCCGAACGACTCCGCAGCAATGAGAACTCTCTGACCAAAATTGCAGCCTATAGCTCGATTGGAGCTTCCGTCATAGCTTTCTTCGCAAATAAATTTATATGACACCACATAATAAATACCTATACCAACCACTCAAACCATTCCGCCTCACACAACACTTTGGCGAGAACAGGATGTGCATATCTACCGACGGTAAAAACACAGTCTTCTCTCGCAACAACCGTGTCTGCCCTGCTGGCTCCAAACCCCTCTACGGCGACAAAGGCCACAAAGGTATTGACCTCGTTGCTTCTCACGGGCAACCTATCTTCGCGGCTCAACGCGGTTTTGTTTACAAGATAGACCCCGACCCCAAGTCTGGCCTCGATGTACGCATTGAAAGTACCGAAGGCCCAATACGATTCCGGCACATCTACGAGCACCTCCTCGGGCATCAGGTACGTGTAGGCGATGCTGTAGAAACAGGGCAGCTCATTGGCTGGGCCGACAACACCGGATATTCTTCTGGCAATCACCTGCACTTCCAGGTTGAGCTGTACGTAGCAGGTGAGTGGCATCCAATTGACCCCATGCCATACATGGCCAACGCTTTTGCACCGGACATTTTAAAGGTTACCAATACCATAAAATATATCCGGCAAAAGCTCGCTCTCCTCGCAGAGCGGTTATCAGATCGATTAAACAAATAGTACATGGTAGAAACAGTAGTAGTAGTCGCCGCGTTAGTAGGATTGGTAGAAGCATTCAAGCGAGCGCTTCTCCTCCCCTCAAACGTGGTACCATTGGTATCAATCTCCTTCGGTATCATCGCAATGTTCTTCCTCTCCGAGGGAGATGTCGCGTTGCGAGTTTTCGAGGGGATTGTATCAGGCCTCACAGCCTCGGGCCTATATTCAGGAACCCGCGCTGTAGCTGGCCTATAGCTCCGCGACGAGTTATGCACACACCCCGTTTTAGCCGAGCGGGGTTTGTGCTATTGTAGGATAAACCTCTACACCCGTAAGGGATGGGTAGCGGAGTACTTTGGCTTCTAACTTGGTTGTTTAGAAGTAAATCAATAACGCGATTAAAATGAACCGCACACTGCCGCCTTCACAGGTGGTTTTGTGTTTGCTATACTAAATACCTCAGCTATGGGAATAGTTGGACGACTAAAGTTTCGCCGAAAGCCACGCATCGACCCGTGGCTTTTTGCGTGGTCTAATCAAAAATACCCCCTCCAATTGATATAATAGAGGGATGACCGCAACACAGATATGACTGCTCGACTAACACCACGCTTATTCCAAAACTACTCATTACATTCCTTGTCCTCGCTCTCTCATACATCCCAAACCAAACAGCCTCAGCCCCCTTGCTAGAGGGCCTTGGTAGCATCTACCAGCCCGGAGAGCACATAGTAGAAGAACCCCCACGCCCTAAGCCTCCCGAACCCGTGTACGACGAGGTACTGTGTAATTGCTATCTAGCAGTCAAGCAGCAATACCCCAATCTCCCCCGATCAGCAGAAGTGCTCGCCAATGTTTCCCCTACTTTTGGTGAGGTGGCTGTGTTTGATTATGACGGAGTGAAGCACTACGCCGTAGTCACCGGGCAGGGTGTAGGGGAGTTCTATATTCAGGAAACAAATTATAAGAAATGTCAAAAAGGTACACGGGCCGTGCGTTTTTCTGATGCTGCACTCCTGGGCTTCTACTCTATCCCCACCCCTCCTCTTCCCTCCTCCACCACCCCGTAATACCCTATAACTAACCCGATGGAGGCGGGTTTAACTAACTTAACTATGCCACACGACCACCAATGCCCACACCGATGGAACTTCATCAAAACCCGTTTCACCCACAATGACAATGGAGGAATTGATGGAAGCGAAGCAATATTCTTCTGCATAAAGTGTCTACAGCAGCAAACCAAACTAATCCAACCTTCAGGCATATCCCCTCAACGTCTTCATCTAGTAAACAAAGAGAGTGCATTCGACACAAACCATATCTGCATAGAATGCAGCAAACCAGTCGAAGCCTACGAAGCTGTGAAAAACTGCCACGGTTCTTGCAGATTGGAACTATAACTCGCCCGCCAACAATAACTAACTAAACATGAAAACAATAATTCTCTACGGAACACTTGCTACAATCGCCTCTCTCGCACTTCTCACCTATGGACACCAGCTCCTCGCAGTGCCAGAGTACGTTGCCCCACAGAAGGAGATTGTAGAGATTGAGAAGAAAGTAGAAGTATCTGAACTCGAAGCTCGCATCAAAGCCGCCCAAGCAGAACACGAAACCGAAATCAAAACCAAGGCTCAGGAGGCATACGACTCCACCGTCGCAGAAGAAATGCGCCAAATTGAGATTGCTGTACGTGCCGAGTACGTCGAAGCAGAGAACGCAAAGCTCGACGAACTCAAGAAGCAGTCCGCCGCCTACTGAAGGAGTCACGACAATGTGGTGCGTCTTATCCGCAAGTACTTCCCCGACGACCTCCACAATGCTCTCGCCGTCGCTAAATGTGAGAGCGGATTAAACCCATACGCATACAATCCGAGTAACACGAACGGCACACAAGACAAAGGTCTGTACCAAATCAACACCGTCCACAATGCCACCCTTGCACGACACGGCCTTGACCCATGGAAACCAGAGCACAACGTTAAATTTGCGCGTATGCTCTACGATAAGAACGGTTGGCAAGATTGGTCCTGTGTAACCCAAGGATACATTGCTATGCGCTAGAACACGGCCCTACGGGGCCGTTTTCTTATCCCCGCCCTCTCCTTGCGTGCTGGCAGCATTGCTGTAAGATATAGTTATTACCAGTTAGCAAATCACATGAAGATTAGTACCAAACAACGTCGCTGGATTACCGCTTGCATCAACGGCCTCGCCACCCAGAAAGAAGTCATGGCGCGCCTCGATATCAAGCGCGACTACCACAAGTTCTACAGTCTCTATTACCAAGTCCACCAGACTACTAAAGATATACCAAAATGAAAATAGCAGGATTTATACTCTCTGGAATAGCAGGAGCCATTGCCTTCCATACTGGCGGATGGTGGTCAATCGCTGCCGTCGTACTTGCCCAAATAGCCTCCCCCCTCTATCTGAGTCAAAAATAATAACAATACTTAATACTCTACACTAACTAACCACATATGAAACACACCAATCTCTTCAAAGAAATAGAACAGCACGAAGGCGACCTATCCCCAGCTATGCGCACCTTCCTCACTATCTTCGGCATCATGTTCATCTTTGCCCTACCATTCATCATCGCTGACGCTTACGCATTTCTCTCTAGGTTCTTCTAATCATGGACATCAATAACCTCATCAAACAGCAGAAGGAGGAGCGCAAAGAAACCTTTGTACGTGACATGCGCATCCCACTCACTGACAAGCAAATGCAAGAACGCTGGCCTACACTCGAACAGCTCCACACCTACGAAGACCAATTAGCAAAACAATACGCAGAAGATGTATGGTAAACATGACTGTATTCAACGCCTCTCTCGCCCCGTTCTTCGAGACACCCAGCAAGCTCAAAGTCACTTGCCAATGTTCTAAGACCTTTGAACAGATATGGAACTTATCGCCAAGGGAATGTCGCAATCGGAATACAAGAGAATATTCCGAAAACTCCTCAACACAGGCCAATGCAATCCAGAAGATATAGAACGAATGGATGACTACCAAAGGTTTGCCGTCAACGAACTCAAAAAACATTACCGAGATATACTAAAACAACAATAATATGGAACTCATTGCAAAAGCGAAATCAAACGAATTTGAACTAACTCCAGCAGGCACCCACGTAGCAACTATCTTCAAAATTATCAATCTCGGCCACGTACCTTACGAATGGCAAGGACAAATGAAAGATTCCCACCGAGTCCGCATCTTCTGGGAGCTTCCGAATGAAACAAAAACATTTAAAGATAAGGACGGTAAGGATGTGACACTTCCACTCGCCATCTCCCGCAAGTTCACCCTCTCCATGAGTGATAAAGCTGCACTACGACCGTTCGTAGTCGGTATCACTGGCTCCGCCCATGACTATTTCAACGTCTACGAGCTGCTCGGCAAATCCTGCCTCCTCAGCATCGCCCACGAAGCGTCAAAGGACGGCTCGAAAACCTACGCTACTGTAATGAGTGCCTCTGCTCTTCCTAAAGGCATGGCCACCCCCGTTCCCGTTAACACCCCCGTCATCCTCGATGTGACTACTCTATCTCGTGAGGAAATCGCTGCACTACCTGACTACCTCAAGAAAGACATGGAAGCCTCATCAGAGTACCGCCTCCGATTTCTCGCACCCCGTAGCGACCAAAGCGACCCTAACTATCCTGATGAGGACCTACGACCCGAAGACATACCTTTCTAAACCCATGAGCAATTTACACGTCATCGACCTTATCGAAGCCATCGAGCTGATAGATCGTATCAAACACGATATAGAACTACTCGAACGTCTAATGGACAGACCCGAACAATACGAGAATCCATTACCCAAAGACCTTACTCAAACCCCCAATACACCACCATTCTGAACCATGAAAACCTCTCAACTTAACTGGGTTGCAGAGCAATTACGCCGAAAAGGATACATACGCCGCAATCACTGTCTTGCTCACCGCATCACCCGTCTCGCCTCTATCATAGACCGCCTCAAGGGTCGCGGTTGGAACATCGAAGCCCGCAATCACAAGACGTCCTACGGTAAAGACTACGAGTACTACTTACCGAAGTAGTTATACCCACCACCGCACAACCCTCCATGCCCCCGTGGTAAAATAGGTACAGAAGCACCTTCACAAGGGGGTTCACCATGAAATGGAGGATAAGCCGACTGCTTAACGTTCTCTGCTGCGGTTCAATACACGAAGGACTCTGTGCACGGGTGTGGATTAACGCCCACAAGCACAAAGGCAACTGGGAGTCCGCTCGAAAACTCCTCGACGCTACATTCTACGTCTTCGAGCACGAACACTGCCGCAAATCCTGGCAATACCAAGAGAAGCGAAGGAGAGCAAAATGAAGCACGGCTACATCGACAAGAACGCATGTGACTGGTGCAGGTGCTCGTTTAAGTACTACGTGCACCACAACCACGAAACAGCAGAGACGTTCTGCTCCGCAATGTGCTACCAACGAGCCGAGAACTTCCGAGCAAAGCAGCTCGATCTTCCACTTCAAACGTACCAACCCCCTCTAATCCAAGACGAATGCGAATGTGCTAAATGTACTCACACCCACCACCCACCGAGTACCTAGCACTCCCGCAGGCTTAACACCGAGAGGGGCAACACTGTTTGCCCCTTTCTTTTAACTCACATCCATATGTCACTTCTCAACTACGTAACAAAAAAGTCCCCACAAGACACCACATCTGAGATACAAACAGAGAGAGTGGTAAAAAACTGCAACCATCATATTGCATCGTCCTTTGCCTGTATTGAGTGTATCCGCACTCACACCGTCGCTGTACTAGAGGAAGTGCAGCAACTGATTGAAAAAAACGACCCAAGAGGTAAAGAGGCCGATCCAAGTAACTGGGGTAAGACACTTCGACATGATATAGAGTCCATGAAGAAGAAAGTTACCAACCCAAATAGCAAATAACACTATGGACACCAAAGACACCGAAGCGCCACGTCTCGCCCCAGACCCTCGCCTTTAGTTACTGTATAATACACCCAGCTACCTCCTTCCCTGCACACAAACATCCTTGCGTGCAGAGACAGGAGGGACCTATGTGGCAACCGCATGAAGACCAACTGTTACGAAAGCTCTATCACACCCAAAAGACCAACGTCATCGTAGTGCACTTCCCCAATCGAACGCAAAACGCAATCATTGGGCGCGCAAATCGTCTCGGACTCTCAATACCGAAGTCCGATCAAAAGCGCGAGGGGTGGAACACGAGAACCACACCTGAAGAACCAGAGCGTAAACCATACCTCTGGGAGTACTCCACCTGGCAGTACAAAGCGAGGAACCCATGGAAATAATCCTTGTTGTCTTGGCTCTTAGTATCCAACAGGCGGCGGGAGTCTTCTGTGATACTCCCGTTCACATTGTGGACTTTGTCCAACATGTGGAGAAAGGCGTGCCCCCACCGCAAGCCGTAACCCTCGCAAGCGACACTCCGCTCGCCTGTGTCTACGGCGAAGTCCTCTACAAAGAAGAGGAGATGGTAGGCACGCTCAACCTTAAGTACGTCTACCGAATCTACCGAGTACAAATACTCGGCACTGTGCTCAAAGATGGACAGGTCGTACCTTTCACTCCGACAGTCCAGTACCGAGCTATCAGGGGGCAGCGTTTGCACGCCATCTGATACGGCACACGGGCGGCTGTGCCTCAACAAATAATTGCCGCCCACCACACCATTGTTTGATACAATGGTGTTTTTTTATGAAATACCCGCCTACTTTTATACTTTGACCGCTCAACCTGTACTTAAATATAGGCAATCCACACCCCTCCTACCACAACGTGTTCTTTTTTTGCTACCATAGACCTGTATGAAAACTTATAAACCAGTCACCAAACCCGTCAAATGCATATACACCTACACAAAACTCGTGCCCGAGTGGTTCCATTGCACCCAATGCGCCATTGTACTCACCGGGACAGCTCGCCCAAATAACAAACCCGCGAAGAGAAAGATGGAGACTCGTGTGACGCCTTAACCCCACCCCACTTCAAAACATAAACCCTGCTATCCACAGCACCTCGCACCGGGTGCTGTTTCCTTGTATGATACAATGTAGGTACCTCGCAAGGGGTCGCCGGTTTTATAAGGAAGAGCGAACAAAATATAAAACCCTAACCCCATTGTCGCGGCTCTTCTGGTAACAGAAGACCGGCGAGAGTGGGGTTTATTCGTAAGTATTTATCATGCAAATAACCAACAGTGACAGGCTCAAGAACCTACAAGTATCAGACGTAACAACCATTCTTGAAGCACAACTCTGGTTGGAGAAGCTATGGGAACATGACTACCCTGACTTAGAAGTCTACCAGAAGGAGGACATCACCCATCAGATACTTGACCACCTCCAAACCAATATAATCAACGCTGTTCTTTAGCCAGTATGAGTTCCGGCTGGATAAAGCTACACCGCAACTTGCTCGACAATGAGCTTTGGCAATCAGAACCATTTACCCGTGGCCAAGCATGGGTAGACTTACTATTGCTTGCAAATCACAAGCCAGTCCTCATTATAAAAAGGGGGATACATGTGACGATAAACCGCGGAGAAGTTGGGTGGTCGGAGGAAGCGCTCGCTAAACGGTGGCTATGGAGCAGGGGCAAAGTGAGAAGGTTCCTATTTTTGCTAAAAACGGTACAACAGATAGAACATCAGAATAGCAAGACTTTGAGCCGTATAATCATACTTAATTACTCCAAATATCAAGCAAACGGTACAACAGACGGTACAACAGACGGTACTAATAACAAGAATGTAAAGAAGGTAAAGAATATATATACGTCTAACGACGTAAAAAAACGTATGAAATGGAAAAAATACAACGAGAACCAGCACACCGACGAAGTACCCGCCATTGACCTCGACTCTCGCGAAGTCATCAAAGACAAAGAAGCCTTATCGCGCGAAAAAGAACGCCTCCTCATGGAGTGGGCCGAAACCCATCGTGGCAAACGGTTTCTCGACCGCCCCACCCAACTATCTTTCATCAAACGCCTCAAAGCCGCCAACCTATCCCCAGCCCTCATCAAACGAACCTACCTCGAACTGCTACAATCAGACTACTGGCAAGAGCAGCTCCGTCACAAGGGACAGCTCCCAGACTTCAAGACCGTTTTTAGCAACCTAAAAAACAAGCATGAGCGACCCGATGATTGAGTTCCTCCAAGAACTTGAGCGCGACCTCCATTCCATCGACGACAAGATCGAAAAGCAAAAGACCACCGCCCGCCTCGAAGAAGCAATGCGCGTCTACTCGGGAGAAGACGAACTCATCTCATCCCTCGACATTCTCGAACGCATAAAGACCCAACCCGAGGAATACAAACTCATGTCCGGACTCCCCGGCCTCGATAACATCCTCGGCGGTTTCCGCAGACAGCAGCTCATCGTACTCGCTGCTCCCACCAAGTCAGGCAAAACAAGTTTCTGCGTGGAACTCACCATCCGCATGGAGACATCCAAACCAGTATGGTTGCCCTTCGAGGAAAGCGCGGAAGAACTCATCCGAAAATTCCACGAGCGCAACGAACAACCCCCTCTCTTCTACACCCCTCGAACAATTACGGGCAACACCGTACAATGGGTAGAGAAAAAGGTTGTAGAGGGCAAGGTGAAATACGGAGCAGAGCTATTCTTCATCGACCATCTGCACTTCATTGTCCCACTCACCACCGACCGACTCGACACCCGCATAGGTCAAACAATGCGCGACCTAAAGACCATCGCCAAAAACCACAACGTCACCATTGTCCTTATCGCCCATCTCAAGAAGACGAACATGCTCGTGGCCCCAACGCTCGAAGACCTCCGTGACTCATCATTCATCGCCCAAGAAGCCGACACGGTCATGCTCCTTTGGCGCAAAGCAGGAAAGAACAATGACGGCGAAATGAACGTCACAAACAAAACAATTCTATCCGTCCAAGCCAATCGACGAACCGGCAAAACAGGTAACGTGAAGCTCGCCTTCAATGACGGACGATTCTCTGAGGAAGATTGGAAGCACCAGGACGTAGCCACCGAAATTTATGCTACCGACCAAGCATGGTAGCAAAGTCCTCATTCTCGAAGCGTGCAAAGACACCTCCGAAATACTCTCCATCGCCGCGCGCTACTACCTCCTCCACCCAGAGAAACTCACTCCCGGAACTAAAACCCTAATGATTACCATGCGCGAAGACAATCAACGCCTAATCCGTGAAAACAGCCAATGAAAAATACATCACAGCGAAACTCGGCCTATTTCGAGACACTACGGCAATCTGCATCCCGCTCAATCAAATACGATCTGCGCCAGATGGAACGGTCGAAGCTCTCGTCCTTCAAATCAGTGCCCCAGGTTCTCAGAGAACGCACTGGATTAAACCGGAAGATATAATATCCACCCTACCCACCTCCACAGAACAGTAGTACACTAACACTATGAAAAACAAAACATCAAGAAAAACTGCGCCGCTGGTACTGATAAGTGGACTAATTATACTGGCAGCGCTACACGAATGGACAGCAATGCTTGCTTTGGTTATTGGTGCGGTTGTCGGGGCACTTATTGTCCATACCGATAGGGAATGATGGAAAACAAGAACACCGATGGAACCAAAAGAACCTCTGCACAAAACCGTGCAATCCACAAATACCTAGAACTAGTGGCAGAAGCACTCGACCGTGAAGGCCACTCTCTCCAAAACGTCACCGCAGCGATCAAACGAGCAGAGATACGACCCACAACCAACGCTCTCAAGGAAGTAATCTGGCGACCACTCCAACAAATCATGCTCGGCAAAGACAGTTCGACAGAACTAACCACCGCAGAGGTAGACAAGGTGTACGAAGCAATGAACGCATTTCTCGGTAGAGAGTTTCACATCCACGTGCCATTTCCTACAAACGAACCACCAGACTTTGACCCCTACGAACTATATACATCCAACTAACCACGCATGAAGCGAACTCAACTTCGTCGTACAACCCCTCCCAAACGCTCAAAACGCCTCGCGACGCCCTCCGAGGCCTCCAACGAGCCAGGCTTATGCTCCGCACGAGCTTTACTCGTAGTATAATAATGCTATGGACTCCGTGTGCACCTACTGTGGTTTCCCTAGCGACCTTCAACGCGAGCACGTAATCCCTGCTATTTGGTTTTCGCACCGTACTTTCGACCACTCGCAACAATGGATTGTAAAATCGTGCAAGCAATGCAACCAACTCGCCGGCAGCAAGATATTCTTCTCTATCCCCGCGAAAGCAGCTTACATAGCTTCTCGCTTTAAATCGAAGTATTCTAAGCTGCTCCGTGCCCCTAATTGGACCGAGCAGGAATTATCGGACATGTCATATCGTCTCCGCCTAGGTATCGAAGAATCCCTGTTACACAAGGCTATGCTCAAACGCAGACTCGATTATCTCAATCATGTCTCTAACTATTCTGTAGACTACCGCCGTCCCGACTGGTTGGCTGCTAATATTGCCAACCTAGAACGAGAACACAAGGCACTCAAAGCCCGCCTCCAACGCAAGCGAACTAAACACTCTCCGCTCCTATGAAGCGCTCTCAACTTCAACGTCGTCCGAAACTCCTCCAAGCTCGAAGACCCAAGAACCCACCCCTCAAACGCCTCAAAAACCAACTGTGGGCCGAATGCAAGCGAATAACCAGATTACGCTACCAACGCCACGACGGTACATGGAACTGCTACACCTGCTCCCGCCAACTATTTGAACCTAGAGAGTGTCAAACCGGACATTTCATACCGTCGTCTGTTTGTTCAACAGAGCTTCGATACGACTTAGACAACCTCAGAATCCAGTGCTACCGCTGCAACATCAATCTTTCAGGGAACTGGGTTGAATACGAAGCACGCCTACGTGTCGAAAAGGGCGACACCTTCCCCGAGAAGCTCAAAGCTCGCAACGAGAGCACGAAGCACCTTCCCTACCGCGCAGACTGGTATGAACAGTACATCGCCAATTACCGTCTCATCACCTAGGCGAGAGTCTAAGAGGAAGCTAACACGCTAAAAATTGGCTGGGGCGGAAGGAGTCGAGCCTTCGCGTGGCTGAATCAAAATACTTCTCACTGGACAACGAAGCAGAGAGATTGCCATGCTACAATGGTCCTATGTTTCGGACACTACTATCACACTTCCACAAACTGTTACGAAAAACAAACGAGAGCACACCTTCCCCATCGGAGAATACACCCGAAGCATCTTCGCTACCATTCCACACACTTCCACGTACCTCTTCCCTGCAGGGCGTTCCTGCTTCTCCGCATGGTCTACGAATAAAATACGCTTCGACGAACAGACTGCCCTACCGCCTTACCAAATCCACGACCTACGACGCACATTCTCTTCACTCCACGCCCAACTGGGAACGCCAATACACCTCACTGAACGGCTCCTCAACCATGTTTCAAGGACTATGGCGGGAGTAGGCGGTATTTATAACAGGTACGACTACAAACCCGAGCTACGTCAGGTTGTGGACAACTACGAGAAGCATGTGTACTCTCTGGTATTCTGAGTTCATTACCCATTACAAAACATTATGCCAAAAACAATAACCATTTCTGACGAGACATACGATAAGATCAAGGGTGACCTTTCTACAGAAGAACTAGTAGATATATCGACCCTACAAGATTTTGTTGGGAAGAAACTATTTATCCGCACCGTCACCTACCATTTCGTCGGCAAGGTCGAAAAGGTGCTCGGCAACCTTTTGGAGCTTTCTACTGCCTCATGGGTAGCCGACAGTGGGCGATATATGCAAGCAATTAAAGACGGTAATCTGCACGAAGTTGAACCAATAGGACAAACATGGCTAAACACCCAGACATTTGTCGAAATAACTCCATGGAACCATGATTTGCCTACTAAGCAATCTTAGGAGCTGGAGCAAGAGCAGGAGCAAGAGCGGGAGCGGGAGCTGGTTCTGGAGCTGGAGCGGGAGCAGGAGCGGAGGCACGAGCTGGAGCGGGAGCGGGAGCGGGAGCAGGAGCAGGAGCAGTAGCACGAGCTGGAGCAAGAGCAGGAGCAGGAGCGGGAGCTTGTAGTTTTTTTACAGCCCCAATACACTACGCCCCGCCAAGGCTAAACCCGAGGCACATCGGTGTGTCTCCTTCCAAAGGAGCACTCTGATGAAACTACTGTCGAAAAAGGTTGTCCGTGAACGCTGCTTAATCAGCTTTGCTCACATCGACCGACTCGAAAAGGTTGGGAAGTTTCCGCGACGCTGCAAGCTCGGGACACATCACACCTCTCGCGTTGGTTGGGTGGAGAGTGAAATTGACGAGTGGCTCTCACAACGCCTTGCACAGAGACAGGCTCCCACGTAGGGGGCGAGGCGCGGTTCCAACCCGCGCTTTTTCTGTACACAAAAAACCACCCGAAGGTGGTCTATGTGATTGAAACTGGTGTCGAGACACAGTTGCAAAAAGATTGCTCCCGACGCGTTATTGTGGTTGCAGGGCCATTCGGCCCCTCGTCATTTTAACACACAAAACCCCTCGTATACGAGCACGAGGGGCCTCTTGCCGTTCGCCTTTCTTTGCCATTTGTACGCTCCTTCTCCTGCTCTTTGTGGGCAGGAAGGGGGAGGCAAGGATTTGCACGTGGGAGGCATCCCTATTTAACGGGCTCGCAACCGTCTAACCTGATACGTGTCTGTCACCTTGCAACAGGGAGAGCTGGCCTAGCCCTTAACCCCACCGTAGTGTCTACGACTGTACCTATTTCAGCCTACTCCCCCCTTCCTACTTTCAAAGAACCGCCCCACATAGAACGCATGTGCTCTTTCATACGTTCTACGTGCGACGTGCCACCTAATGACTGGCTCGTGATGCAAGGGGTGGTAGTTTCAACCACGAGTGCACTCCTCTTGTATAAATGCTCCCCACGTCTACCCTTTCGGGAGTGGACACTTATTAGAAAGCCCCAGCACCAAGAACCAACCATTGATGACTAGCTCGGTGCAGGTACCGTCAGTCCTCAATAAAGGGACTATAGTTTACTTTGAGTGTTTAACTCTCCGCCTTTTCGGGCAGTACGACGTGTACCTGCACGGAACCAACCATCCAAACATGTTATACTACACAAGGACTACCAGTACAAACTAGTTATACACAGGCCCCCATTCTCGGGGGCCTTTTTTTTTTGTATACTCAAGAGATATGAAGCCGAACCCAGAAAAAACAGAAGAGGTCATGAACACACACACCACCCCAGATATAGAAGGTATTGTAGACGCTCTCAGGCCAATAATAAAAGACCACGCAGGAGAAATGCCAGTAGGTGTATACATACATCGTACTGCGGTCATCGAAGCCCTAAAGTCCCAAGCCGAGCAGTATGAGAGGGAGAGGGGTATTTTGCAGGGCTCGCTATATGGATACGAACTACGTCTTATGGCACCAAAGGAAGCCCGTAGCGATATAATTAACGAAAATACCCTAGAGCAATATATAAAGAAATCCCAAAAGTACGGTGTAGATATATCAGAGTTAAACAGCAAATAGTATGGAGAAATTCAAAATCATTGTATCTTTTGTACTACTTGTTTGGGCGTGGGGGCTGTTTATGACAGCATTAGCTCCTGGGGAACCATGGCCGAACATCGTGTTGCACGGCATAGGTGGTATCGCATGGATCGTCATTATTCATTGGAGCCTAGGGAATTTACTAAAGTAACAGCAGGATGGGTGGTTAAAGGATTATAATAAATAAAATATGAATTCATCAAATGAGAACAAGTGGATATACGCAACTGAGAACAAGTGGATATACGCAACAATTATCTCAGTCGCTCTCTTATTCGTAGTGATAATCTGGGGCTACCAGTGGTTCAAGGTGTTTAGTGCAGAACAATCAGGGAAGGCGGAACTCGCACAAGCTGAATACAATCGACAGATAGCGGTACGAGAGGCACAGGCACACCTAGATAGTGCGAAGCTACTCGCTGAATCAGAAGTAGAACGGGCAAGGGGAGTAGCACAAGCGAACGAGATTATCGGGCAAGGACTAAAAGATAACGAGGACTATTTGCGATACCTTTGGATTCAAAACGTAACCGCAGGAGAACACCAAGTTATCTATATTCCAACAGAAGCAGGACTCCCAATTCTCGAAGCGGGTAAAAGATAAGTAACACCAAGATTGGTGATTAAAGGATGGGTGGTCTACCCCTAGAGCGACAACTTTGGGAAAGCACCTTACGAGGTGGAACGTTCGATACGTTCTGTGTGCAAAGTACACGCACTTGGCTCTAGGCGCAGGCCACTCATCACAGCCATAGGGATTATCAAGCGTAAAACATGAGCTATGTTCATAACAAAAAGGAAGCACGACGGTATCGTGAAACAGAAGGACGAGAAGATAGAAAACCTCAAAGCGCAGCTGGCCCAGGCAACTGATTTTAAGATGCATTTAAGAACTCTAATAGAACTATCAGACGCCTTAGTAAAGACTAGAAACGATTACTTAACTAAAGGTTACTTGGACAATGTAATATCCTGGGCATCCGGCTCCGCTCAAATCAAACTTTCTGACGATGTGGCCGTGTATGTAGATGACTACTTCGGTGGCAGGGTGATCAAACAGGAAGCCACGTCAGTTACAATACTAGACAAGAAAGGCAAAGCGACTTATGGCCTAACTGCTCGTAAAGCGGACAAAGGAAAGGATTATATCCTTCATTTTGGCGATGGAGCGTCACAGCCATAGATATAATAACTAATCATGTCCCATAACGAACACCGCTACTACAACAAATACCTCGACCAAGTAGAAAAAAGCAAATACCTCCTCAGAAAATACCAAGCACTGATACTCACCCACCAAGACCTCAAGCGGCAGTATGACCTCCAACAGAACTACATCGAAACCCTCCGCAAAGGAATCGACGTGCCAAAGCGCTACCGTCCCGTCGAGGTGAACGTTGACACCACACACCCCACCATTGGATAATAGTATGCGTGGAAGAGTTATACGATGAAGTCAACGAACTTTATCAAGTTGTCATCGACGACGAGCTAACCCCCGAGCAGATACTTGACACAGTTCTGAAGATGATAGCGAAGCGATTTTAGTGTATAATACAGCAAAATGGAACAGGAGAAACTCTACACAGAAGACCAACCACAAACAAACTTCTTCCTAAACCCTTGCTGCGAATACTGCAAAGCCCCCGCTCCTAAGAACATCACTGTATGTGACGGCTGCAAGAACTATAAATACGCTAAACTTGTACAAGACTATGGCGCACAAGAAAGGAATTAAAGACATAGACGGCAACCTCTCAATCTGGCCTGCGTACTACAGACCATGGTACAAACGTTTCATAAGACGATTATATAAAAAATACGTTGGCGAGATTTACCTACCAACAGGCATAACAGCCACGCTACGCAATGAACTCCAAACGGGGCATCCTAAATACGGAAAAGTGACACACATAATCTTCACGGGACCTGGCTGCGATGTTAACGGCGCCTACCTTTTTGACGATCTTGGGAATAAGATTGAATCTCCACAACTCCCATGAAGAACAAAAAACCCTACAATAGCAACCAATACGTAGACGACCCTCGCCAACGCTTATTTCTCCAGTACTACCTCGACCCTAAAAGCCCAACGTTTTCCAACGCTTTGCAATCCGGCTTAAAGGCAGGCTACTCCCAGGAATACAGCGAAAGTATACTCGCTAGAGATCTTGACTGGTTGACGGAAAGTGTCAGTGACACACGCCGCCTCAAGAAAGCCGAGGACAGACTCGATCAAATACTAGATTTAGAGCCTGTAGACGAGGAAGGGAAGATAGACAACGCCCTCATTGCCAATCAGATGAAAGCCGTCACATTGGTTGCTAAAGGACTAGGCAAAACCAAGTACTCTGAACGAACCGAGCATACCGGAAAGGACGGTGAGGCTATTGCTATAACTGGCATGAAAATCATTCCGCAATGAAAGAACGTCCTTTGCACAATCACGAAGTATACGCCATCAAGAGATATGGCGACTTAGAAACCGCATTTTTCTATCTATCCAAGCAATTCTTTATTGAAAGCACTGGCGACCCATCCGTACCAATCCCGGATAATCCTATGGCCTACACTCCTGCAATAGAGCGGAAGAAAAATGAAACCCTAGGAGACTATAGAGTAAGACAGTTAGACTATTGGTTGAAGCATACCAAAATAGTAAAATTACCATGGTATCGCCGCATCAAAATAATCAACCGTGAAAAACTTTTGTGGAACTAACCTTTGCTACCAAAAACACAAAACAGCTCGAAGCCCTCGAATACTGGATAGACGACACCACAGAACAGATACTCTACGGTGGAGCTAAGGCAGGAGGCAAGTCATTCCTCGGAGCCTCCGCAATCTTCGGCGATGCTCTCATATACCCTGGAACGATGTTTTTCATAGCTCGCCAGGAACTCAACGACCTTGTAAAATTTACTATACCGACTATTCACCAAGTCTTTCAGAACTGGGGAATCAAACTCGAAGACTACGGCTCATACAACGGGCAAGACAAAGCCTTCTACCTACACAACGGCTCCAAAGTCTTTCTCATAGCCTGCAAGGAAATCCCCTCAGACCCGCTCTATGAACGCTTCGGCTCGATGCAGATGACCCGTGGCTGGATTGAGGAGGGAGGCGAGATTGCCGAAGCAGCAAAGGCTAACCTCTGGCTCTCGATCGGTCGCTGGAAGAACGATACATACAACCTCAAGAAGAAGCTACTCATCACCGCCAACCCAAAGAAAGGATGGATGAAACGAGACTTCGTAGACCCTTTTCGTGCTGGTGTGCTTCCTCCCTCTCGCAAGTTCGTAACCGCACTCCCCACTGATAACCCCTACCTCCCTGCCGACTACGTAGAGACGCTCCGAACCGAGAAAGACAACGTTCGCCGCCAGCGTCTCTTTGAAGGCAACTGGGACTATGACGAGGACCAGGATAGCCTGGTTACTTACGACGCACTTACTGATCTATTTTCCAATTCAGTCGTCAAAGACAACCACAAGTACATGGTCGTTGACGTAGCCAGGAAGGGCAAGGACACCACAGTGTTCTCATACTGGGACGGTTTAGAGTTGTACAAAGTAGAACAGTTCCAGCACCAGACAATCGACGTCACCAATCAAAAGATACGTGACAAGGCATCCATCGAACGTATCCCCTACTCACACATCATTGTGGACGAGGACGGCATTGGTGGAGGCGTAGTGGACCATCTCCACGGTGTGAAAGGTTTTGTTGCGAACAGCTCCCCGCTCCCCACATCAACTGAAATACGCCAGCGCTTCGCTAAGATTACACACGACCTCATACCTCGACGTAACTTCGCTAACCTCAAAGCGCAATGTGCGTTTAAGCTCGCTGAAATGATAAACGAGCATCACATTGCAATTCGTATTCCCGAAATGCGTGATATAATTATTGAAGAGCTGACTGCGCTCCTCCGGCAACGAGACATCAACAAGGAGACAAAGCTCGCTATCAAAAAGAAAGAGGATGTGAAAGAGGAGCTGGGCCGCAGTCCGGACATCGGCGATACGATCATTTATCGCATGTGGTTTGAACTCCAGAAAGAAGCTGTACTCGACTCCCCGGAACGCGAAAAGGCACGTCAGAAAGTATCACAACAGTTCGTCATTAACAGGGGAAAGCTGGTGGCTAACTCTTCCAAGTAACCATGTACACAGACGTTTATGAACTCATAACCACCGCCGAGAATGACTACAACACAGGTCAAAGCAAACTCAGCGAGTTCGTTGACTTTTCGGTAAAAGATAACGTCAACAAGATTGACGCCTATTTGAATAGTAAACACATCACAGGAGACGAAGACGCTCTGGGAAGAGAGAAGCCGTTTTTCAACATCGTCACTGCGGCGGTAAACGTGTGGTACCGTGCTACTGACATTGACCGCTCAAACATCCGCATCAAAGGCACAAAGAGCAGCGACCACACCATTGCTATGCTCGCGAACGTTAAAAGCAAGGAGTGGATGCGCAAGAGCAACTTCGGAGTATTCCTCAACGATTGGGGGAGAACACTCGCAGCCTACGGCTCTGCTGTACTCAAGTTCGTAGAGAAGGACGGGGATCTAACTGCGCAGGTCATCCCCTGGAACCGCCTCATTGTTGATTCCATTGAGTTTGAAGGGAATCCTGTTATTGAAAAGTACTACCTCACACCATCTCAACTCCGCAAGAATAAGTCATACGACCCCGAGGTAGTACAATCCCTCCTCACCAGTACGCAGTCTCGTGAGACGCTCGAAGGCTCGCAGAAGGACAACAAAACGAACTATATTGAGATTTATGAGGTCCACGGTGAACTTCCCTCTAGCTGGTTAGAAAAAGAAGAAGGATACATCGACGAGGACGACGAGACATACACGCAGCAGGTCCATATCTGTTCTTTCGTACAGAACAAAGACGGGGAGATGCAGAATCACACCCTGTACTCTGGCAAGGAACGCGACCCATACATGATTACCCACCTCATCAAGCAGGATGGGCGCGTTATGGGGATTGGTGCAGTGGAGCATCTGTTTGAAGCTCAGTGGATGGTCAATCACAACGAGAAGAACATCAAGGACGTTCTCGACTTTGTATCGAAGGTAGTACTACAAACCGCTGACCCTAACTACCAAGGGCAGAACTCGTATGCGCTCGATACGGGGACCATCCTCTACCATGAACCAAATGCCCCAATCACCAAGCTCGACAATTCATCCTCTGAAATTGTCTCTTTGATGAACTCAAAGCAGTCATGGCAAACTCTTGGCTCTGACATAACCTCCACACCGGACGCAATCAAAGGGAATAATATGCCTTCTGGTACCGCTGCTCGACAGGTAGAAGCCCTCCAGCAAGAAAGCCACTCGCTCTTTGAGTTAATGACTGAAAACAAAGGTCTCGACATCGAAGCTATGTGGCGACGGTTCGTAATCCCCCACATCAAGAAGCAGCTCGACACAAAGGACGAGGTGGTCGCCGTCCTCGACGACTACAACATTCGAGAGATTGACCAGGCATACATCCCCAACGAAGCACGACGCCGAGAAAATGCCCGTATCAAGAAGGAGATGTTCGCATTGGCAGCAGCTCCGCTCGACAGCGACACTCCTTTCCCAGCAACCTCCGACCTCCCCAATGCTGAAGCTGCTGTGACGCAGGAACTCAAGCCAATGGGCAACCAGCGATACTTCTCCCCATCAGACAGCGACGACAAAACATGGAAACAAGCATTTGAAGGCTTTGAATGGGATTGTGAGGTTGAAGTCACCAATGAAACACACAACAAAGAAGCGACCCTCACCACACTCTCCACTGTCTTCCAGCAGCTCGCTTCGATGCAAGACTTCGACAACGCACGCCTCGTACTCAATAAAGTACTTGAGGAAACTGGAGTGTTCTCCCCTATGGAACTCTCCCACACGGTAAACGCTCCCAAGCCCCAGCTACCCCAACCCGTGACCTAGCTGGTGGGGGCACATTATGAGTTTACTAAATTATTTAAGAAGCATATTTATGGCAAAGATTGACCTCAAGCCAATCCCAACTAACGACCAACTTGCTGCACTCGAAGCAATTCGTGCATACAAGCTACAGAACCCAGTGAAGTACGAGCAGAAAAAAGCCGCTCTCTTCGCGCGCTACGGCCTCAATATCGAGGATGAAGCACCTGTACAGGACGCAAACGATGTAGAACTAGAAGTTATTAAAACTAAGGTAACAAAAAAGAAGAATGGGTAATAAAGAAATGAGAATCACCGAAGACGACTTGGCAATCATCAAGTCCCTCTTCGCTGAGAACGACGCAGCACTCAAGGTCCTTCGCAAAATCTTCTTACCCGAGATTACCGCAGACGCCCCAATCGGGCAGGTGGTAGACCTCTGGCTCTCCCTCTCATTGGAGAGTGCAACCCCCGAGCAGGCACTCATCGCTATCAAGGCTCGCAACATGGTTATCACTCACGTTGAATCGCAGCTTGTGCAGCTCAAGAACCTCGCAGGCAAGAAAGAAGAGAGTGTCGCAGAGACAAAGAAGAGACTACAGCAGAACAGTGCAAAATAGTTGCACGTTTTTGACTGTGGTATAATTATTTACAAACCGAGTTGGCGGTAAATCCATCTTACACAACCATAGCGTCATGGATAACGACGAAAACACAGTGGAGACTGTAGAAGAAACTCAAGAGGTTACTGAGGAAGCTCAGGAAACCGAAGTTGGAACAACCGAGGGGAAGCCCGAGGAAGAAATCAACTGGCAAGAACGAGCGCTCAAGGCAGAGAAGGCAATCGAAAAGGCGAAGGCGAAGGCAAAACTTCAACCAAAGCCAATCGAAGGCAACCTCTCGGCCACAGACATCCTTGCACTTTCAAAATCGAACATCGAAACTGACGACATGGAAGAAGTCATCAAGTTCGCGGACTATTCAAAACTCCGCGTAGCAGATGCTCTCAAGTCGCCAGTACTCAAAGCTATCCTTGCTGATAAAGCTGAGGTACGAAAATCAGCTCAGGCCGTCAACACTGGCTCTGTGCGAAGAGGCTCGAATAGTATCTCCGACGAGAAGCTCATGGAGAACGCCAGAAACGGCATACTCCCAGACTCACCCTCAGAGATTCAACGCCTCACTGACCTCAGGCTCAGAGCAAAGCGGTAGCCACTGGTGGGGTTATAGTCACTAACTAACCCCTTAATGGCAAACTCAATTTCGTCACGCACATGGCGTGACAAGTACCGCGCATCGACACTCGACTACACACTGCGCAACGCAATGGTTGCAGAGAAGATTGTCGCTGTAGACCGAAGCAACAACTACCGCATCCAGAACCCTTACCTCGCGACACCAACAACCACGGTACAGGCTCTTGCTGGTACGTACACCCTCTCAGACACCACTACTACTGACGACACTCTCACCGTAACAGACGAGTTTATCGTTGCAAGTCACATCTTCGACTTCCAGCAGTCTCTCTCAAACTTTGACCTCTTCGAGGCGCAGACACGAGAAATGAACTACTCGGTAGCGCTCAAGATTGACCAGTGGGTAGTCAACAACCTCTGCGAGGACGGTACAGGAACGTACACTACTCCTGCTGGTGGATTCGGTAACGCCGCAAACGTTATTGAAATCTTCTCAAACCTCAACTCAAAGTTCGACGGTTATGCAGACACGTACAATGGCAAGTTCGTTGTACTTGAAAATACCGACATGGTGGGTATCTACGGATCTGGCGCAACAGCTGGTTTCCAGAGTGCTGATGCTGTTCTCAACAACGGAAAGGTTGGCTCACTCATGGGCATCGACATCTACGTTGTACGAACAGGCACATTCACTGATGCTACTGTCGGTACTACTACATGGACCAACAACAACCACCGCGTCGCAGGTGTGAAGAACATGGCTACAATGGCAATGCCAGGTGGTGCCAAGTTCGAGGAGAAGTCAGTCACTCTCAAAACAGGCAAGGAACTCGTGGCGTTTGGCTACGTCGGTTTCAAACTCTGGGCACAGAAGACTGCACTTATCATCGACATTACCTTGAGCTAACTACTAGCCCCCTCGCTGGGGGCTTCTAGGTGGTAGCTACCCCACCAGGGCCGTCACCTAGAACTCCCCCGCGAGGACTAACAAACACAATATGTCTCAACTTCGAGGAACAGACCTAGTACTAGATAAAGTACGCGCACGTCAGCATGTAATCTCAGGCTCAGGTGCGACGCGAACTCTCAACGCAAACGAGAGCGGCTCGCTAGTTCTCTTTGACCGAGCAGCAGGAATTGTTTTTACACTTCCAACCGCCAAGCCCGGTACATACTTTGACTTTGTGGTCACAACCACTATCACGTCAAACGCCGCAAAAGTTATCACGGCAGTAGGCACCGAACTTCTCATTGGAAGCTACACGAACGTAGACACGGATACATCAAATGCCGTCGCAGTCTTCACTGCTAACGGCTCGACACATGTCGCCGTTTCTATGAACGGTACCACCACTGGAGGTATCCTCGGCACCAAGATTCGATTTACATGCCTCTCATCAACACGCTGGTCTATTGATGGAGACGTGCTCGGCTCTGGAACCGTCGCTACAGCATTTGCTACCTCATAGTCATTTGCTCAATCCCTCAGCAATGGGGGATTGGAACAAGTCACTATCAGACTTAATAAATAATATGCTACAAAACACCAAATACCTTAACGGCACCACTTCGCAGGCTGTAAAAAGTGCTGCTGGAACCTTCTACGGATTCATTATCAATTCGCATACCTCGGGGACTATCAAGCTCTGGGACAACACCGCAGGCTCCGGTACGGTACTCCTCAACACCATTACGCTCACAGCAGGTCCAAACTTCGTACCGCTGCCAATGGGAGTGTCATTCAATACTGGCCTCTTCGTAACAGTCGGCGGCACCGTTGATTACACAATCCTCTATCGCTAACTATGGTTTTCAGCGACACCTCAACAAAACAAGGACTCATCCAAGATTGCGAGATGATTGTTTTCAACGAGTATGGTCGCATCTCTGATAATGAAAATCTCCTCTACAACTTCACCAACCTCATCAACCGTCAGTACGACAAGGCCGTGTCGATCATCATCGAAAATGACAGCCGTTGGCAATACGACGACACCTCGTACACCACTACGGCTACCGTCACAGCCAACCTAGTTTCAGCGCAGTCAGCGTACACACTCGACGCATCCCACCTCCACATCTCCCGTGTACGCGTCAAGGACAGTGCAAGTAACTGGCACATACTCTCGCCCCTGGACCAAAGCGACGAAACCGCTCAGACCTATCTTTCTCCCCAAAACCCCGTATTGACCGGAACGCCCCTCTACTACGAAAAGCACGCAGATCAGATTCGCCTCTACCCCACTCCAAACGCTTCGGTCACCTCTGGCTTAGAAATTGTGGTTCAGCGCACCCCAAACTACTTTGCTTTTGATGACACCACGCAACAGGCTGGTCTCGCACCTATTTTCCATCGCTTCCTCTCAATGGGTGCTTCTCTCGACTACGCAATCGTTAACAACCACGCAAACAAGAACGACATTGCTCAACTCTACTCTGACGAGCGCGACCGGATGGCGAAGTTCTACCAGCGACGAAACAGAGAGGAGGTAATGCGATTAACAGTCAATAAACAAGATAACAAATAATTATGAGCACGATGTACTTAAAGGGGTTAGAGCAGTTGCTTCTCGGGAATATCGCCCTAGAGAGCGCTACAATCAAGCTCGCGTACATGAGCACGAGCTATACCCCGAATCTAACCACCGATAACTTCTACTCGGACGTTTCAGCTTCGGTAGCATCAGGAGCACCCACAGAAACGCTCGCATCTCTTGACGTCCGTATCGACACCGCCAACGCTCGGGTAGAATTCGATGCAGCAGACGTTTCCGAAAACACAATCACCTGTAGCACAAACAAATTCATCATCTACAAAGACACCGGAGTAGCAGCTACCTCGCCACTCATTGCGTGTATCGACATCGCAGAAGGTACCCTATCTCCGGTCGCTGGCACTCTCGCCATTACCTTTAACGCAGAAGGACTCTTTGCAGTAACACCTACATAGCATGGCACTACCTGTCATACAGTCAGTGAGCAACGGAGCCTATGCCCAAGACGGTGCGAGTTGCGTGATAACGAAACCGTCGGGCCTCGCGGCTGGTGATTTAATGGTAGGTCTGCTTGTCTCCTCATCGGACGATGGAAACACCGCAGGAACGATTACAGCTCCGGCAGGATGGTCAACGTACACATCATACTCAGGAACTAACCCGCACAGAATATACTGTTTTTTTAGGGAAGCTACCTCTGGTGACGCAGCAGCATCAGATTTTACGTTTACACAAAGTGACACTATAGAATCAACTACCATTGGGTGCTTGTTACGTATAACAGGTGCCTATGCAACGTCACCCTTCTCAGGAGAAGCAACTGGCACTGACGCAACGGGTGACACCACTGTATCCATTACAGACACAATCGACTTGATATACAATGACTCACTCATCTTAATGGTGATTTCAGGGAGAGACGTATCTTCCAATTCTCTAATGGGGACATATGTGACATCAGGTACGAACCCTACTTGGACAGAACAGCAGGACACGGTGCTCAGTGCCGGTAGGAGTCACTCGTTTGCTGTTGCAACATCAGGTATCACTTCCCCGCGAGCGCTTACTTCCTTTGGAGCCACAGCCGCAACAAATGGAATAGACGACTTTATGGTTCTAGTTGTGTCGATACCAGCACAGGCTTCTGCGAGCGGGACAGCCGCACTTCTCTCAGCCGACGCTGACTTTTTCACTAATGCCTCGGTTACTGTAGGTGGTACTGGCACCCATTCTCTTCTCTCAGCAGACGCCGACCACTTTTCCGCTTCCGGCTCTGCTACCGCACCTACACAGTGGACACCAGCCGCTAAACCATCAACAACATGGACCCCCGCGAACAAATAGCACAACTTGAAAAGCGCATCTCTGAGCTTGAAAAGCAGCTCGCTGGCTTTACGACTACCCCCGACCTCAACCCCGACATTGTGCGCGCTCTCACTCTAGCCCTACAAAACTCCATTCTTGCCGTCTCAAGTGATACCGTCACCGACTACGACCGCTCAGTGAACGAGTCGGGTACCTTCTCGTACACGGTAGCAAAAGTATATGATGGATTGTTTGAAGTGAACGGGAAGATTGTTGGTTATTACGACCCTATATGAAAATCCCTCAGAACCATCGCTGGACACAAACGAATGACGGCAATATTCATGGGGTGCTTCACGAAACGCACAACATGAACTTCGATCGGGCAGGCGACGCTATACTCTCCCGAAAATCACTCGCACTCGTCGATTCTTCTACCTCCGGCCTAAGCGACATCATGGCAATCGTCTACTTCGACGGTGACTACATTCTCATTACTGACGATAAGGTGTTCCGAGGCGACCTCAGCGCTCCCAACTTTACGCAAGTGTCTTCGTCCCCGACGCTCGGCACCGTTTCAGATGGTATCGCCTGCTTCTCACGTCTCTACGTCTCCGACACCACCGCCCTCGCGTACATGGCCGCTGGAGGAGCTTGGACGACGGGCATTGGCTCTCTCACCTCCACCTACCCTCATCCCCTCGCCGTCTTTGACTTTCTACCAGACTACAAGCTCGCGGTGGGAGACGGGTACCAGGTTCGTTGCTATGACTCTTCAGGTAACGCTTATGCTACTGTCCTCGCTCTACCGCAGAACTACATCGCGACATCCCTCGCTTATCGCAATGGCTTCTTGTTTGTGGCGACAAAGGAAATCAATGGAGGTGAGGCCGCTGTATTCATGTGGAATGGCGACGGCACTGACGCTCAGTACAAGGTTGATGTGGGTGCCGCCTGGATTTACTCTATAGCACCGTACCGAGGTTCTGTCGCCTGTGTCACCAACGAAGGCGAGTTGCTTCTTATCAACGGCGCATCTGTGCAGCACCTTGCTGCCTTCCCTGTCTACTACGCAGCAGGCGCGCAGTGGGACACCAACAACGCCACTCGCGGCAAAGTCTACCAACGAGGCATGACGGTACTTGGCGACCTCATCTACATCAACATCAACGGCTCGGTAGACAACGGGGAAGTGCCACAAATGAAAACGGGCATCTGGTGCTTTGACCCCGCTGTGGGCCTCTACCACCACGCATCTCCTACAACTGACCTCCTCGTGCGCGACTCAGGTTTCACCGTCTCAAGTAGCACAATCACCACCTCTGCGACTCACAACCTAGAACGAGGTGATGCTGTGACGTTCTCTTCCGTATCCGGCATAACGGGCATTTCCAACAACACAATCTACTACGCTATCCCCCAAGCTTCCAACACATTCTCTCTTGCCGCGTGCCTCGAAGACACCATTGAGGGATTGCCAATGACCATAAGTGGCACCCGTACCACAGATATCCTCAACTACGGCCCAAACACTGACTACGGCCAAATGAATGGAAATGCGAGTGGTGCAATCGTCGTATCAAACTACCTTGATGCACCAGATAAGCTCTTTGCATCCAATATCATTTTTAGCTCCGAAGTTGAAACGCCAGGAGGTACGAGCCGCAACGTACTCTGTGTACTCACACAGCGGTACAACCGAGGTTGCCTCTCTACACAACGCATCTACACCAACAACATCAACGAGACATGGAAGTCTGTATACACCTACGTGTCTGGCTTACTCGGTCCTACTGAAAAAGGTGTAGTCAAATCTCTCTCTGAAGACCGTGTGTCCACTCCTACGCGCCCTATTGCCGGGACATGGGCAACCACCACGACTATCGTCACTACCGACTTCTACCCCCGCAACATTACGCAAGTAGGTGACGAGGTGCAGATTCTCGACGGCTACGGCCAAGGGAAGACCGCCCACGTAACCGCTATAGAAACATCTGCGACCACAACTTCTCTCACACTCGATGAAGCCATTGGTACTGTAGGTTCTTGCACATTCCGTCTCACTGGTTTTACGAAAATTGGTGAGATTGCATATGGCCGCCCGCACGAAGACTGGCACCGTTCGACGATTGATACAAAGAAAAGCTGGGTGCAAGTCAAAGTGGAGCTGCGAGGTTACGAACCTTCTGTTCCGATGCTTGAATTGACAAACACCGCTGACAAAAGTGCGGTATAATTATAGAAAATATGCAGCCGAAACCTAACGGAAAGAACCAAAAAATTGAACTCACCAAGGGTGGACAGAATGTCGACGGCGTGTTTGTGCCAAATCCACCGAAAGTGACCTCTAATGTGCCTGTAATCACTCCACAGTCACTCCAACCAGCGCCTGCTGTAGTGCTCAAACAGCCGAAAGAACCTATCCAGCAGACGAAACTACTCTCAGACCTCGAAGTGCAAGCAGAGGATGCTTTTTCTGCGCGGCAGACAGCCGAAAAACAAGCGGCTGAAGGTACAAAAGCCTCAGCGCTCAAGGACTACATCTCAGCACTTCAAACCGCTCAGACACCAACACAGCTCCAAGCAAACGCATACGCGCAGGGAGGTGTAAACGACCTCCAGGTTGAACTAAATGACCTCAACGACCAAATGCGCCGTGAACAACTATCTCTTCGCCGCTCTGTGGAGGAGGTGCAGAAGAAGGGTGGGGGACTAGCAGGAGGTGCACAGGCGCAAATTAACTCTCTTCAGCGTGAGTCTCTCTCAAAGCAGGCTGACCTCTCCGTGATTCAAATGGCCGCTCAAGGCCGCTACGACAGCGCCCGGGAAATCGCAGACCGCGCCGTGCAAGCTCGCCTCGAACAGCAACAGAATTACAATGACGCACTCAAGTTCAACTACGGTGAAATCAAGGAGACATTCAACCGAGAAGAGCAACAAGAGTTCGAGGTACTCATGGGCAACCGTGAACGTGCGCTCCAAGCTGAAGCAGACAAGCTCAAAACAATCCAAAATCTTGCACTCCAAGCGCTTCAAGACGGAGCCCCTCCGTCCATTGCATCTCAAATGCAGAAGGCTAAGAGTGTCGAGGAGGCAATCTCTCTCGGCGGTCAGTACGTTGGAGCACTTGATAGACAAGCGAAGCAGGCCAGTATCAACGCCTCGTATGCTTCCGCAAGAAACTCAGAACAGAATCGTCTTATTGAGTTGGCTAAACTCGGACAACCGGATGCGCTGGCCGCTCTAGGGCTTTCTAGCTCGCCTCAATCTATCGCATCTCCTCAAGAGGTAGACAAGCTCCAGAAAGAAATGGTCGCCAACGATAATTACAAAGCTATCCAAAAGGCACAAACATCTCTCAATGCACTCACAGAATACGAGAAAATCTTTAAAGAAGTTGGTACTACCTCTGGCGTCACAAGCCCATTCGACAACGAACGCCTAAAGAAAGTTCACAAAGCAGCATTGCTTGACCTTAAAGAGTTTTTCAACCTCGGCGTGCTCAACGGCCCAGACCTTCAAATCCTAACCGACCTTCTCGGCGATCCAACAAGCCAAGGCTTCATAACAAACCCTGCCGCGAAGACCGGTGCAACCGAAGGTCTTAACCAGATGAAAGCAAAACTCTCTGAAGCGTTAGATGATAGGTTCCTCTCGGTAGCTACTCAGTATGGCGCTTATGGCAATCAACTCCCCCTCAACGAAGATACACAGCGTGTCTATGTGCAAACAAAAGCGAAGGTTGACCCCGCGGTACAAGCACTCATTGATGAAAACCCGGACATGCCACTAGAAGACATTATCCAAATCATCAACACCAAAATTTAATATGCTTACCCCAGAACAAGTACAGCAATACAGGCAAAAGTATGGTGTTGGTGGCACGCAGCAATCTACCGCTACGCCAAATCAAGAACCACAAACATCTTTTCTTGGCGGCATAAAACAAGACTTTGCCTCCCGTGTTGACAAAGCCGCAGATGCACAAGTATCTGCACTCCAAGGACAGCAATCCGACAAAAGCGCTGCACTGCAAACCATTGGCCAAGGGGGTGGTTTTCTTGGCGACATTTTCGCTCGCGGCATTTCTGCTATTACACCCGAGCCCGTTAAAAACGTCCTTAAACAGGGCGTGCAGAAACTAGCTGGTACCGAAAAAGTCCAAGACTCTGCAAAAGCATACGAAGACTGGAAAACCGCTCATCCCGAAGCCGCGGCTAATCTCGAAGCAATCGGTAACCTCACTAACATAATCCCGTTCGCCACTGGAGCAACCAAAGGTATCCAAGCCACTACCAAAGCGGCTCTTGTGGGCACTGGGAAGGCACTTGAAGGAGCTGCCGATGCTGTTTCCGTTGGTGGTCGAGCCATTAAAGGCTCCGGCGCAGCGTTGTACCGTGGCGCAATTACGCCAAATGTCAAAGAAGCTGAAAAAATACTCAACCAGCGGGCTAACTCTCCATTCCTCACTCGTGTGTCCGACACCTTAAAAGGTAACACCGTCACCCCACCAATCACTCGCGCTCAAACAGCCCTTGAGAAAGGCATCTACGGCACGGAGACCGCTATAGGTGTGCAGGCGAAACGACAGGCTGATGAACTCTGGAACAAAGAAATTGCGCCCGCGGTCAAAAACTCTGACGCCACGATGACCAAAGAAGAACTCTTCGCTCCTGCAATAGCTCGTATTAACGCTACTACTGACCCTACTCGACGCCAAGCTCTCATAAATGCACTCGACGCTCTCACTGAAGATTTTGCTAAATTTGACGAGTCTTTCGATCTTACCAAAGCACAAGCACTCAAGCGCGACCTCGCTGAGTTTACACCAGCTAAAGTATTTCGAGGCCAAGAAGTCGCCAGTGAAGTTCGTATGCTCCAGGCGGATATGGCTGATGCAATACGCCAGAAAACGTACGAAGCGTTGGCTGACGAAGGTATTAAACGAAAGTACATTGACTGGGCGAACCTCTATGAACTGCAAAACGTCGGGGTAAAAGCAATCTCCTCGGGAGGCTTCCAAGGTGGCTCGGGGAAACTCATCATTTCCTTGTGGGATATTCCTGCTGTGCCAGTCCGAACTACTGCTGGCCAAGTCCTCTACCGTGTTGGTAATAAATTAGAGTTCTCTGCACCTAAAAATATCAAAACACTCGGTCAATACCTACAGTCCGTAGGATACTCCAAGCCTAAAGAATACGACATAGGAGTAGAGTTCGGTGCTGGTCTATCAACAAAAGACGTATCCGGCATACCGGTCAACGTGCGACCCGACATTGTCGCCCGGAAAATGGACAAAGCCGACAGAAACATAATGGTTCGTTGGCTAGACGACCCAAAGAATGCCAACAACGCCCTAGCCGCTGACCGACTCTTCAAAGAGCTAAAAATAGACAAAGCGGACAGCGTCACAAAACGCCGCTTCATAATCGACGTACTGGACGAGTCCAATCTATGACCTAAGCATACCTGCGAAAGCACAAACAGCGCCAAGTATCAACCATCCTATGACCACATACATCACTATGGTAAACATGTTTCTACATTACACCCCTCGACTACAAAAGTAAAGTATGTTGTACACATGATATAATTATACAAATATGGCACTAAAACCTCTGACAGAACGAAAACTCGAAGCTCTCATAGATGCTCTTGGTGTGGGGTCTGTTAATCACGACGAATTAATTGAAGCCTTGGAAGGAATTGTCGGTATCGTCAACCAATCCAAAGAACTCCTCACCTCTCAAATAGCCGAAACGTCCTCCGGTTCAAAGCAGGAAATAGAGGCTCTCAAACGCGCACTCGGTACAGCAACCGATGAACTCGCCTCGTTTGTACGTGAGGTGAAGTCAAAGTCCGACATGGACGCCGACGACATACGCCAACTCATTGCAAAAGAACTCCAGCGAGTAGAGGCACGCATCCCAGTGCTCCCTCCGGAGTTTGATGCTACTGAACTGCACGACTCCCTCGAAGAGCACAAAACGATCCTTGCCAACCTTTCGCAGCTCATCGTTGGAGAGAACATCCGCAACGCTCTTGAGTCACTACCGGAAGGGGAAAAGCTCCTCATTGAGGCTATCCAAGACCTCCCCGAAAAATTGAAAGACTTGGAGGTGCGTATGGCACAGCGCAGGGACACCACCGCACTCATTGCTCGTCGCATGGACCAGATTGGCGACCTCATCCTTTCCGATACGTTAAACAACAACACCATCATCCAGTACAACGCGACCACTCGTCGATGGTTTAACGGTATCTCAATCACCGTATCCGACACTGAACCCACTGACCCGAAAGAAAACGACCTCTGGGTGCAAACAGTCTAATCATGCCTCATAGCCGCCAAGCTGGTGAGAAGATGGCCGTCCGTTTCTACCAGCAAAAGAAAGCATGGAAGATGGACGCCTTCAACAAAGTATTTCAGCTCCCCGACTACTTCGCACCCCTCATCGGTATCAAAACAGAAGTGCTGATAGCAGACCTTGGAGCGGCGGCAATCTCCACCACGGGGAGCACCTGGCCGAAGGTTAAAGTCACCGTGGTCCCCTCGGACCTCCTCGATTATGGATACGAAGGCCTCCTCATCCCCATCGAACAGCAAGATATGGAGGCACTGACCTACCCAGACAACCACTTTGATATTGTCCATTGCGTCAATGCGCTCGACCATACAGAACACCCCAACAAAGCTATTGAGGAAATGATACGTGTGTGCAAGCCTGGAGGGTATGTCTACCTACGCCACTATGAGAACGAAGCCGAGCACATGCGCTACTCAGGATTTCACGGCTGGAATCTCTCCCGCGATGGCACGGTGTGGAATAAAACAAATTCTTTCTCTCTGGACGACTATGGCTTTGTGACTGAATACAAGGAGGAGGTTTCTAATACGCCTTACCTCTTCGGCCCACAAGTTGTGTCCATTCTCTCACGATGAAATTCACCAAATACGACAAACACGGCGCATACCACTGGAAGCAGTACGCCGCTAATACCAAATACACCCGCCACGTTGATAGGATACTAGCCTGGATTACAGAAACAAACGTCCTCGACGTTGGTGCTGGTGACGGCTTGATTACCAAACTTCTCAATGCCACAGGTATTGATGACGAACCTACGGGAGTGCGGCTTGCTCAAGAACACGGTGCTAACGTTCTCCTAGCCTCTGCCTATAGCCTCCCTTACCCTCCAGACTCTTTCAATGCTGTCCTCATGGCGGACGTTATTGAACACTTTGAACATCCCGACTTCGCACTAAAAGAAGCGCGAAGGGTCGCTCCTGTTCTATACATCACCACGCCAGAGCGAGGCATGGTCAATGACAAGTTTCATATCACCGAGTGGACGAGGGACGAACTACCAATATTTATGCAACACCATGGGTGGAACCTAGACGGAGAAGTACTCGTAATACCAGCCGAAAAAAACATGTATGCCAGATTCACCAGATGATCTAACGCTTCTTTTCATAACCGCTGGTGAACTCTCCCCCAAGTGGTACGACTACCATGCGTCCATCCTCCCCAAATACCCTATGGTAACCGTCTCTCGCTTGCCTGGGCATGATATACACGACACGTTCCCTAAGTCATACGAGAATATATACAGGCAAATGCTCAACGCTGCGCGGCTGACAAAAACAGCGTATGTTGCTATCATAGAAGATGATGTCCTCTACTCCAAAGAACATTTTAATTTCAGACCGCCTCTCGACGTTTTTGCATACAATCAACATCGCTGGTCACTCTTCTCGTGGGGCGAACCAATATTTCACATGCGACAACGAAAAAGTAATTGCTCCCTCATTGCGCCTCGACAACTACTCATCGAATCCCTGGAAGAACGTTTCGCCAAACACCCAAAAGGATGGCCCCCTCAATTCGCAGGGGAACTTGGGAGGGAACGTGTAGAGGTAGGTTTGGGTGTGACACAACGAAAATCTATGGAGTGGTATTCAGACATAGGCATCATCCACATCAATCATCCAAATGCTTCAGAGGACCGTCAACGACGGATGCGAAAAACTCTGGGACAGGTCAAGGCATACGACATACCCTATTGGGGTAGTGCCACTAACATAGTTTCTCTATGGAACTCTCTATCTTAATACCAGCACGAAACGAAGAGTGGTTGGCTGAGACACTCCACGATTTACTTCGTAACATACGCGCCAAGACTGAAATAATCGTTGTGTTGGATGGCGAGCAGTTCCCAAAAGAGCTACCACAAGCACCAAACCTCAAATACATAACAAACGTCGTCTCTCTCGGGCAACGAGCATCGACCAATCAAGCTGCCAGGGAAGCTCAGGGTGCTTACTTTATGAAAGTAGACGCCCACTGTGCCTTTGACGAGGGGTTTGACGTCAAGATGCTCTCCAAAATGGAGCCTAATTGGACGATGGTGCCAATCATGCGGAATCTGCACGTATTCGACTGGGTATGCCCCGAAGGACACCGCCGCTACCAAGGCCGCTCAGGACCGTGCACAACGTGCGCTAAACCTACAACCCGAGATATTGTATGGATTCCCAAAATACGTCCGGAGAGTAAATCGTATCGCTTTGACCACACCTTGCATTTTCAGTACTTCCGCGAGTTCCACAAGCGACCAGAAGCACAGGGCGAAATCACTGAAACAATGTCGCTGCAAGGTTCTTGTTTCATGCTCTCCCGTGACAAGTACTGGGAACTCGGCATTTGCGACGAGGCGTTCGGTTCATGGGGGCAGCAAGGAGTGGAGGTGGCGTGCAAGACATGGCTCTCTGGTGGTCGCGTTGTTGTCAATCACACTACATGGTACGCACACCTATTCCGTACACAGGGAGGCGATTTTGGCTTTCCCTATCCTATAACGAACGCTCAAGTAGAACACGCCAGGCAAGTGAGCCGCGCCCTATTCCTCGACAACACATGGCCGCTCCAGAAATACCCGCTCTCGTGGTTGGTGGAGAAATTCAAACCAGTACCAAATTGGCATGATGGAAAAGACGAGGGAATGCTTGCAAAAATTATCACACATGGTGAAAAAATGGTAAAATAAATGTATGTTAAGGAACTACTTTAGTTGTTCGAACACGTTTCATACTCTCACTGATTTTCTTTTTGGTGTCACTACACATTTCATGTCCTTTATGGAAACGGCTTTTAGTAGGGTAGTTATTGTTCTTAATGTCGTACATTTGGTGACACTTGTAACAAAGAGATATAAAGTCATCAACATTTCTTCGATATTTATGGTCAACATTAGCCCAAGTCAATCTTTTCTCTTCTTTAGATGCCTTACAATGAAGACACGTCTGTGGTTTCCCTTTCCACCGTCTAACCCAGTCATGCAAAGCCCCAGATTTCACAGAATCACCTTTCCAGTTGCCATGATTATCTCCTTTATTAAATTTATGAAGCCAGTCAAGGTTCTTTGGATTCTTACCCCTCAAACTTTGACGCATCTTTTCTCGCGTCTTATACGAGATAACTCTTCTTGTTTTCATATGTCTAAGTATACCCCTCACCGTGTTTGAAGTAAAATATCATGGCTGAAATAAAACCTGACAAATTAAGTCAAGAAGTGAAGACCAAATACGAGTTAATCAATAACTCTTTGCGTCAAGAAGTAAAAACGAATCCAAAAGACCGCGTAACTTTAGAGGTGGGGGACGTGAAGCAAACAGACTTTTTCCCACAGGTTAAAATCTGTCGTTGGGGAGAAGATAAAGAGACAAATGAGGTCAACTTTTCAGTCCGTTATAAAACAGATGACTATTCAAAAGGGGTTATAGAAACAGAAGGTGAAGTCATAAAGTGGATTGATGGCAACAAGGAAGTACACATGTATGACAAGCCTGACGTGACTGAGGACGGAGGCTATGAACTAGAGGTTGTTTTCAAAGAAAAACCTGTTTCAAATGTTGTTGAGTTCACCATCCAAACCAAAAACTTAGACTTCTTCTACCAGCCTGCACTCACACCCGAGGATATAGCTGAAGGAGCACAACGGCCCGAGAACGTTGTGGGTTCCTACGCTGTCTACCATAAGAGCAAAGGCGGGATGAACCGCTCCGACGGTGCGGAGTACAAAGTGGGCAAGGCGTTTCATATTTACCGCCCAGAAGCCGTAGACGCAAACGGTGACAAAACATGGTGCGAACTCAACATTATTGGTGCAAATCTCACCGTCACTGTCCCTCAAGAATATTTAGACAATGCCACCTACCCAGTCGTGGTAGACCCGACTTTTGGGTATACGACGATTGGGGGGACTTCCAGCGCTGTAACAACTGATTACTTGAGGGGTACAAATGCGAACCCTGGCGAAAATGGTACAGCAACTAGCATTAGTGTCTATGTAGCTAAAGTAACAACGGATGTACCGCTGAAAGGTGGTCTTTATACTCACGATAATGGAGCGCTACCAAATGATGGAACTTTTGTCTCACCCGCCACAGACGAACTGACTGTCAACTCTGCCACCCCGCAATGGTGGACAGCGAACTTTACGGGAGGTCCATCGGTTTCAAATCAAGCGTATTTTGTTTGCGCGTTCTCAGATGGGGTCGCAAGTGGCCTTACATTATATTTTGATTCAACCTTTTCTACTGACCAAAGAACAAATACAGGTATTACTTACCCGACATTCCCCGACCCTTGGACTACGGGCGCAGGTCTCAGTACCAAATTTTCAATCTACGCCACATACACAGCTAGTGGCTCCTCAGCATCCTCCTCCCCCTCCACTTCAGTATCTAGCTCCCCGTCCTCCTCACCTTCTCCCTCCTCCTCTCCATCATCGTCACCTAGCACATCCCCCTCTACCTCACCAAGTTCGTCACCAAGCTCCTCACCAAGTCCCTCCACCTCTCCTTCCTCAAGTCCATCCACATCACCCTCCACTTCGCCTTCTACCTCCCCAAGCTCTTCACCGTCCTCATCCCCCTCGTCATCACCTTCCCCTTCTTCATCGCCGAGTGCCTCCGTTAGTTCCTCACCGTCCACCTCACCTTCCTCATCACCAAGCAGTTCTCCCTCACCCTCATCGAGTCCCTCTTCTTCACCTTCTGCTTCTGTACCCCCGTCCTATGTTATGAAAAGGTATAATGGTAGTGCCTGGGTTAATTCCTGGGAATAGGTTTTATGATCGAAATTTTAAACAAACGCGGCTACACCTCCAAACACTTTGACAATGGAGATGGTACGTTTACGATGCGGACATCCATTGCCCCCTTGCACTACAAAGTAGGGGCAAGTTTTGAGAACATCAACACAGCGCTAGAGGATATGGGCGACCATTGGCGAATGGTCAAAAGCAACTACAACATCCGCATATACAAAAACTTTTCCGCAAATCAACTCATACGCTTTGATAACTTCATGGATGGGGCGAACCATTCCATAGTTCTCGATCCAAAACTACTCTCATGGATTAACGTCAACGACCCCACCGATGTAGTACCATTTCGTACAGACCAACCAGTGACAGGCACCCTTATTAATAACGTCGTCACCTACAAGAACGCCTTTGGAAGTGGCTTAGACTTCGAGATAACGCTCACCGCCACCGGCTTTCGTAAAGAGATTGTAATCAACAACAAATCTGACCTGGTTGCGCCACCTTCAAACAATCATCGGTTGGCCTTACTTTCCAAATACACTGGTACCAATTTAACTGTAAAGAAAACAGCGACGAATCTTGCTTGGAACGAGAATTCTTATTTAGAGGGTGACGAGTTCACGATTAACCAGGCGAATGGGAAGAAAACAAGTATCGTCCCCGCGATAATGGAGGACGGCTCTATAGAGCGAAGGCGTCAACTCATCAAACTATTTTGGATCAAGAGAAACAATGCGCTGTGGCAGGCCAAAGTACTGTCAAACAGTTTCCTCAACAACGGCACCTACCCACTACGGGCCGACACCCTTTTTGATACCTACAGCACCACCAACTCTAAACAGGTAACAAACGACAACATTGGAGGTACCTATAACTCTGCCGCTACGGCCACGACAGGCGACGCGGTATATACCCTCAACACGGGAGGACCACATAACGTACTGCACGACACAAAGAGTGGCTCAGTGTGGTACATCCGACGAGCTGACCTTCATTTTGATACGTCCTCGATTGGTTCCGGTAACACGGTTTCGGCAGCGTCTTTGACCATGTATTCCGCTGCTGCGGGTGGGGCTAACACCAACGGCTATACCATCCACCTATTAGACAACACCAACAATTCTAATCTCTCCGCTACACTCGCCACTGAAGATTTCAACGATTTCCATACCAATGCATCGACCCAATCAATAGGTTCGACCACGTTCAGTGCCTACTTGAACAAAAATGCGAACGTTACCACAAACCTCACCTCATATGCTGCTATATCCTTAACGGGTACAACGCGCATTGGTCTACGTTCAGCTAATGAAATGCTCGAGCAGCATGATGGTTCTGCATCTGACCCCACTGGCTCCAACATTCTCCGTATAGCAACCAACCTGGACCTCCCGTACATGGACATC